GTTATACTTTTGTAAAAGAAAATTTTTTTTACAGAAATTTTAACTCTTCCACCTTTTCTAAAGATGGATTCGTAAAACAAAAAAAAATAAAATTTGTAAATTAAATAACAATGACTTTAGAACTAAAAAAATTTGATATGAAAAGTATTAGTTTCAAATCCAATGAATCAAAAGGCCCAGTTATTGTTTTAATTGGCAAGCGTGACACTGGTAAAAGTTTTTTAGTAAGAGATCTTCTTTATTATCATCAAGATATACCCATTGGTACAGTTATTTCAGGAACAGAAGAAGGAAATGGGTTTTACGGAAAAATGGTTCCGCGATTATTTATACACAATGAATACAATACAGCTATTATTGAGAATATATTAAAAAGACAAAGAAATGTTTTGAAACAAATTAAGAAAGAAATGGAAACTTATAAACGTACAACGATTGATCCTCGCGCATTTGTAATTTTAGATGATTGTTTATATGATAACACATGGGCGCGAGATAAAATGATGCGTCTTCTTTTTATGAATGGTAGGCATTGGAAGATAATGTTAATCATTACTATGCAATATCCCCTAGGTATCCCTCCTACTCTTCGTACAAATATTGATTATGTTTTTATATTAAGAGAGAACTACATTGCAAATAGAAGACGTATTTATGATAACTATGCTGGTATGTTTCCTACCTTTGAGTCATTTTGTCAAGTAATGGATCAATGCACAGAAAACTACGAATGTTTAGTAATTAATAATAATGTTAAATCAAATAAATTGCAAGATCAAGTTTTTTGGTACAAAGCAGACAATCATAATGACTTTCGTTTAGGATCAAAAGAATTCTGGGAATTATCAAAAAATTATAATTCTGATGAAGAAGAAGGCGAAAAATATGACCCAAATGCAAACAAAAAAAGGGGGAATGGGCAAAAGATTAGTGTTAAGAAAACAAAGTGGTAAATCCGAACAACTTTTAGAAAAAGTTCTGCAAAATCTGTAACATTTTCCAAACAACTTTTAGAAAAAGTTCTGCAAAATCTGTAACATTTTCCAAACAACTTTTAGAAAAAGTTGTACAAAATATTTAATTTTATTTTCATTATAAAATTAAACTAATATCGCTTTTCAAAAAATGGCGCAAATTAACCTTTTTTAAAGGTTGATAGTTTTGGCTCAACCTTTCTCAAAGGTTGATAGTTTTGGCTCAACCTTTCCCAAAGGTTGATTTATAAAAGTTGCTTTGGCTCAACCTTTCCCAAAGGTTGAATAGCAAATGGACCACTTATTAATTCACTTTGCCCATAATCCGTTTTACCCATAACAACATTATCACTTTCAAATAATTCTGCGCGAATATCTGCTACAGATATTTCTTTGTCATTACCATTGCTTGAAAATGTCATTTCATTAGTATTCGCATTATTAATGCCAATAAGATTTCCTTCTTCATCAATTGTTTGGGTCAAAATATTACCGCTTTTTTCAGCCTTTTTGATATTTTCTTCAATAGCCTTTTGCTTAGTTTCTTTTACTCTCTGTTCAAAACTTTGTTTAGCGTTTGCTTCATTCTTTTGTTTTTCGTGCATCAATTGGTTTAACTCTTCTTCCAAGTATTCAACACGTCCTGTTTTATATGCTTCAGGATCCCACGGCATCCACAATCCAACAGGACCTACAAATACATCATGATTAGGATCGACTTCTCTCAACATTTTGCATCTGATTTCAGCTTCTTCCATAGTAGGATAAACACCACGTAGTTTAATACCTCTTGTACTTGTTTGGAAACTGTGATTAATACCAAATAATTTATCCAATTCTTCTTCATTGTTATCTAAAAATGTCTTATAGTCATCTTCCAACGTTGTTAAAACTAAATTGTCTTTTTCTTCCTTTACAAATTCTTTAAAATCATTGGACACGTCTTCAAATGTTAAATGATATTTATACGAAACAAAATTTAAAAATTGAACAAATTTTTCCATAGACTTGTTAAAATCCCACTTCTTTAGGAATTCTTCAAAATAAAAAATTTCTTTTTGTTTAATTATTTTTTCTGGAGATACAAATGAAATACAGGCAAATTTTTGGTTCGCAATAGGTTTATCTTCTTCTAACAAATCAACGTATTTACTATTTGGGTTATTGTTTTCATCTAATTTTCTCTCAAAATTAGGTTTTTTGAATGACTTTTCTTTCGAATTTTTACTCATTTAATTAATTATATTTAACAAACTTTAAGTTTTTTTTATTTAAAATACTATATATTTTTTTTCTTATTATTTAATATAATGACTGGACTAATTAACATTGGCGAATTAATCAAAAGAATTATTAAGTATTTAGTAGAAGGTTTGATGGTTGCTATTGCTGCTTTTGCCATTCCTAAGCGTTCTTTAGATATTGAGGAAATTATTTTAATTGCACTCACTGCAGCTGCTACATTTAGTATTTTAGATACATATATTCCAAGTATGGGAGTAACAGCACGTTCTGGCGCTGGCTTCGGTATAGGTGCTAACTTGGTAAAATTCCCTGGTGGGTTTTAAATTCAACCTTTTCCACCTTTAGAAAAGGTGGTGTCAAAGCAAAACAACCTTTATGAAATGTGGATAATTATAATATATCAAGTAATATTATAATTATGTGTAGGACTATCAAGAAAAATACATTACACAAAATAAATGATACCATCTTCCTAGTTGTGTTATTATATAAAGTTAAACTTAAACTTAAACTTAAACTTAAACAAAAACAATTAAAAGTAATATGTTCATTTTATTATATCATTTTATTATATCATAATAAAATGAATAATCCTTTATTTTGGAAATTTGTTATTGATAATAAAATAAATAATAAAGAAAAACATGACCTAATTTTCATACATACACCAAAATGTGGAGGGACTTATGCTAAACAAATTTTGAAAGATTTAAAAGTAACTATTAAAGGACATAAACAAGCTATCAAGAATGAGGGAGTTAACTTTACTATTATAAGAGATCCAGTTGAAAGATTTGAAAGTTTATTAAACTACAGGTTAGGCGAAACTGAGGCGAGACGTGACTGGCCTGAACATTTACAATATGTATATAATGACAAAAGTATTAGCTTAAATAAAATAGTTAGTAAAATGACTGATGATGAAATATTGAATTTTAAACCATACAATAGTTTGGTATTTTGGTCAAAAAATATAGATATATTTATTACAATAGAACAGTTACATGAATTTTTAGATTTTTTCGGATACAAATATGATAAAAATAGTTATAACAAAAAAAATGTTTCAAATAAAATAAGAGGTAAATTAAATAAGAAAACGTGTTTACGGATAAGTAAACTATACAATGATGATCTTGTACTATTTAAAAGGGTTATAAATTAATTTATAATATAGCTATATTATATATCTTTTATACTACATGAGAGACAAATATAAAAGTAAAAGAAAAACAATTAAAAAACGAACTATACGAAAAATATATAAAAGAAAACCTTACACAAAAAAACATTATTTTAAAGGAGGTAATTTTGGCGGACATTGTCCTGATCCATTTAACTATTCCATATACAACTCCAATATGTTGAAATTATTTCCTTATTCAACCTTTTCAACCTTTTCAACCTTTGGGAAAGGTTGAGCCAAATCCACCTTTGGGAAAGGTTGAGCCAAATCCACCTTTGGGAAAGGTTGAGCCAAATCCACCTTTGGGAAAGGTTGAGCCAAATCAAAAATGTTTTATACCACTTTTTTGAAAAGTGGTACAAAGTGCGTAAAAATTCGAAAGATAAAAAATTATTTTCTTTAGAATAAGTATAAATGTCTAATTTAACTAAGTCAAGCAAAAAACTTGTTCGCGAAGTATACACTTATACTTTCAATCAAAATCCAACTACTTCTTTGAGTATAGGAAGTAACGCAAGTGTAGGTAATTTAATATTTAGTTTGTATGATAAAGATGCAAAAAATGTAGGTTATATAATGTTTACTACTAGTTCTAGAAATATATCTGGAGATGCTAACTATCAGAATTATCAATGTGGACTTTTTTTAAACAATAATAAAGATTTACTTACAATTTCTTATTGTGAAGTGACATTATCAAGTAGTGAATCTGATACTGGTACAGAAACTTTAGCTAAGGCTATTTATGGTAGTGGTAATTATCAAGGAAAAGATGTTACTGTCAAGATAAAATATTTAAAGGATAATAAAAGAAGAGTCATTGTAACTTACAATAAATAATGCGTAAAACACAATAACACAATTATAATGTTTAACTTTATAAAATTAATATAAAGTTAAATCAAAAACTTTTTACACCACCTTTTCAAAAAAGTTGTTTTGACTCCACCTTTAAGAAAGGTGGACTTAGATGGTAGGTATAAACTCCCAGTCCAATTCAGCACAAATTTTTTTCCAAATAGTATCTTGTTCAACACGTTTTTCCTTGTCTTTCAACATTGGGAAATGTTGTAAATAATGTGTTTCACCCAACAGTTCACAGAGTTTATATGCAGTGTAATAGTAATTCAAAAAATTAACGCGGTCATCAGGACAAAACTTAGAATAAGGCGACTGTAATTCAACAAATAAATTGCAAAGTGTTTCTTCTAAGTCCGCGCTCATAATAGGTGGTTTTATTCCTAGTTTGTCTTTAATAAATGGTATATGTTCATAGTATTTATTATAGCCCAATTTTTTGAGTATTTCTTTCGTTTTTAAATTCGTAATTTCACCAATATCAATTCTCTCTTTTTTAATTTGTAATTTAATATTTTCAATGACTTCAGCTGGTATTTGCGTTGTTTCTTTACCTTGAAACTGAGCCAAAATCTCTTTAAAATGATTTATTCTTTTATAAGCGTAAAAACAAACTTCTTTAGGAGGTTCTTTATAGGACGGTTTTTCATTTTCTATTAAATAAGGAATATTTCGAAAACAAGAATTACACATTAAAATCCCTTCATCTTCTAAGGGTACTAATTCACCTTTGTTACAATACTTACAAATATCTGTTTGATATACATACGAGTTAATATCCAAAAACAAATCATCAATATTGGATAAATACTTTTTTACTATATTATTGCTATTATACAACTCACTAGGATTATCACTTTCAGTATTATCTTTTATTTTAAAAAATTTATTTAATATTGCACTTTTATTTTTAATATTACTATCTTTGGCATTTGAAACGTCATTTAAATGACAATTCGAAATATTTTTTTTATTCTCAAAATATTCAAAAATAAATTTTGAGTTATCCAAATAATACTCTTTTTTTTTAAGCTTCAAGTCATTAATTTTACTATTAACTTCTTTTAATTTATCCATTAACTCTAGTTTTTGTTCAATATTATTTTGCACATTATTTAATGCATTTTTAATTTCTTTTCTCTCATTTTGCAATTCAGGTATTCTATTTGTTTCATCTTTTGCAAATTCATTAATAAACTCTTTGTGTTTGCTGTCTAACGTAACAGCATTTTTTTTGTTATATTTAATTTTTTTAATAGTTTTCGGTTTAAAAGAAGGCATTAAGTTATAACTGTTTAAGTTAAATCATAATATTTATTTAATTTAAAATTATATAAAAAATATTAA